TGTCAAATCCTGCTCGGCGAGGTGGCAGAGAAAGTCGCACGACGGCTGAATGGGATCTGTGACCGGCTGGTCGAGCGGGACCTCATCGATGAATATGCGTTCGCGCTCGCCGCTGGCCGTCTTGCAGAGCCTGACCCCAAGGTCCCGCGACAGTCGCGCCATGCGGTCGAACTCAGACGGGAACTCGCGGCGCACCAGCGCCCAATAGGCGGCGCTCTGCGCCTTGACGCAGGGGATGCAATTGTTGTTGCGGAAGCCCAGCGCGTACAGCGGCGGCAGCGCGATGCCCGCCCGCCGAACCATGTCGAGGCAATGCTCCTTCAGGATGCCGCGCTCGATCAGCGGCGTCAGGAACACCTGCTCTGGATAAGTCTCGCGCAGCCGGTTCGCCCTCGTCACGTCGGCCGCGTCGGCGGTGTAGCCCAGGATGTGGATATCGTCTGGCCTCTGGAAGGCAATGCGCGGCGCGGCCTTCAACTCCACGGTGCAAAGCGCGCCCTGCACGCCCGCGAGGTAGCGGCGCTTTGTCCACACGTCCCAAGTGTCGGCGTATTTGTCGGACTTGAGGCGCGTCACCTTGCGCCCGAACCATTGCTCGCAATCAGCGAGAAAACGCTCGTTGTCGGGATGCTCGGCCCCCGTCTCGCAATAGACCGGCTCGGCCTCGGCCGTGAGTTTGGTGGCGACCGCTGACGCCGCCCCACAGGAGAACCAAGCGAGCGTGCGGATCATGATGGGTGCCCCAGGTGCCATTCGCCGCAGAATTTGCAGAGATAAGGCTCCGTTCCCGCCATGTACTTGCGCGACAGCCCCCTCTTATTTTGCAGGGCTTGGTCCTTCACTCGGAGCGCCACGCCTTCCGACTTGTAGCCCCGCTTTCCGAGACAGCCCTTGACGAAATGTCGGCGTAGCGTCTCTTGATCAAGGTTCACGCCGCCCCCCTGAGCCGCTCAGGCGTGACGCCGATCAATTCGGAGATCCAGCCCAGGATGTCGGCCTTCGACCGCTCGAACTCGGCCTTGTCCATGCGGTCGAGGCCGTGCATGCGCTGCGAGCGCGCCTTCTGCACCACCACCGTCGGGCCTCGCACGATGACCCGCGCGAACTCATCCTCGTTCCGCGCGAAGGCCGCAACGCGCGCCGCCGCCGTTCGGCTCCCGCAGTCGATGATCGTCTCGCGATGCCAGCCGGTGGCGATCAGCGCCGCCTTGCGCAGATGCTCCGGCGACGGGAATGTCTCGGCGAGGCCTTCGGGCAGATTGGCCCAGGCCTCGCCGATCCAGGCGAACTGCTGCTGGTGGGAGATCCAGCTCCGCTCGGACGCCTGTTCCAGCCAGTACCGGCGGCCCTCGACGTAGGCCTTGGCCGCCGCCTGGGCCCTCATCGGGACCATCGCCGAGCCATTCCACGTGAAACAAAACATGGGCGTCAGCCTGGGCTAATAGGTTTTGGGTGGATGTTTGGGGTCATGGATTTCAAAGTTCCTTGCCTTGCGCCGCCTCGCCGGGCCATGCCATGCCGCGCCTCGCGCCGCGTTGCCCAGCCGTGCCTAGCCTAGCCTCGCGCCGCGTTGCCCAACCTAGCCTCGCGTTGCCTCGCCTCGCCTAGCCAGTCCGCGCCGTGCCCTGCCTCGCTACGCCTCGCCTAGCCCGGCCCCGCCCTGCCCTGCCTCGCATAGCCTTGCCTTGCCCCGCAGAGCCGGGCCTCGCCCTGCCCTGCCGTTCCGCGCTGGGCCATGCAGAGCCTTGCCGTGCCTTCACGCCGCCAGTCGCGTCGGCTGGGCCTGCTGCTCGGCCCATCGCACGACGTTGTACTTGCCGAACGGCCCCTTGCAGACCGGCCGGAAGTCGCCCAGCCCGACGCGCTTGCCCGCGTCATCGACGATCTGCCGCAGGGCTTCGCGTTCAAAATTGTCGTGTCGAGTTCGACCTCGAACGCGAGCTTCCAATCATCGAACATGGGCCGATGGCAGAGGATGCGACCGCCGGTCGAGGGGATGCGCACCGGGCGCGTGTCAACCTTCCACGGTTGCTCGTTGATGATCTCGACCTCGGCCGCCTCAATCGACAGGCAGGCGTACAGCAGCGACGAACGCGCCGTCGTGACTTGTTTTTTTCCAAGTTTGGTGTGCGCGCCGCCGTCGACGATGGAGCGCAGCAGGTTGGGCGACGGGATCATCGGCTTGCCGTCGGCGCCGACGTAGAGCTTCGACGCTGCGATCTCCAGCGGCGTGCCGCGATCCATCCCAGCCGACGAGCCCCGGTCGCCATTGGTCGAGGCCATCGCCGCCTCGTCGGTAAAACGGTTGCAGATCAGAGGAGTGATGCCTTGAATTTCGATGGTGATAAACATTCGCTTTCCCTTCGTTGTTAAACCTCGCCTCGCAGCACCATGCTGCGCCGGTCCCTGCTACGCCGCGCCTAGCCATGCCGCGCTCTGCCCGGCCGCGCATGGCGCTGCCGAGCCGGGGACTGCCCCGACCCGCCTCGCCAAGCCGCGCCTTGCGATGCCTCGCCGAGCATAGCCGTTCCAGGCATTGCCAAACCCCGCAGAGCCTTGGCCCGCCGTCCTCACGCCGCCACCGCGTAGCGGCGCGAGAGCCTTTCGACCTTCTGGTCGAGTTCCTTGATGAACTGCGCGATCTCGCGCTCCAGCTCGGCGATGAGCGCGTTGTCGCGATGGACGCGCTTGCACCAGAGCTGCATGTGCGGCGGAAAGTCGCTGCTGTAGCTGACGTAGTCGCACCAGGAGTGGCTGGTGCAGGCCAGTTGCCACATCATCTGAGTGAGATGATCGTTGCTGATCGTCTCGTTGAGCAGCGTGTCGAGATGCTTCGCGGGCAGCGGGCATTTAAGCTCGACCAATCCCGCAATCGCGGTGCCGCCGGGGGCCAGGACGAACCCGTCGGGCGAGGCGTGCGTGCCGTTGATGCGCGGGTGGGTGATGAGGCCGACCTCTTCGACCTCGACGCCCTTGACCATCTGGTAGAGCAGGCGCGCTTCAGGCTCGCGCGCGGTCCCCTGCAGCATGGCTGCGGTCTTGTAGATCTCGACCGGCGTGTTGGTCAGGCGCTCCAGGATCTTGTTCGCCATCAGGCTCTCGCGATCCGCTGAGTAGCCCGACTTGGTGCGGCGCACGACGCTCGGTGCGTCCGATGCTCCGACCGATCCGCAGCGCGCTTGCCGCCACTCCTCACTGCCCTGGAGCATTCTTGCGCGCCTTCTGCTCGGACTTGGCGAGATCGAGGACTTCCTTCGCTCGCTTGAATTGATCGAGGTTCATCTGCTCGATCTCGTCGACGCCTACGAGCTTGAGCAGCGTCGTCTCGCTGCGGCCGGTCTGATCGACGAGGGCGCGCAGCTCGTTCGCCTGTTCGGGGGCGATCCTCGGCGATGTCCCGCCCGCGCTGCGCCCGTCGTCGTCGACGCCAGCGGCAAGGCCGATGGCCGCGCGCAGCGAATAGCGTTGCAGGTAGGTCAGGACCGTTCCCAGCGCCTGCACCCACGACATGCCGGTCGAGCCTGGGTCGACCTTGCTCTCCAGCCTGACGCGGTCGCTGTAGCCGTCGGAATGGCTGACGATGCAGGTGACCTTCACCAGGTCGCCGCCCTGTTCGACGGCGAAGCGGTAGGCGAGGCCGTGCGCGGCGAACACCGGGTCGACGACCTTGGCGACGTCGGCGAAGCTCTCGTACTTGTACTTGGTGCGCCCGCCGCCTTCCTTCTTCGACGGGTAGTCGACATCGCGGGTCTTGAGGACCGGCTGCAGCTCGCCCTTGGCGATGCTCATCGCGAGGTTGAAGGCGCGCTCGGCCGCGCGATCCTCCTCGAACCGGCGCGCGTTGAGCAGGCGTTCGAACACATCGATGTTGAGATCAGATCGGGTGGCGAGCCGCTCGATCATGACGAGCAGGCCGCCGCCCTCGGACGCGACGGAAGGTGCTGGTTCCGAGGGCGGCGCAGCGACCGACTGGTAAGGGACCTCGGCCGCCGACTGCTGAGTATCGCTCATTTTGGGGCTCCTGGAAAGCCTTAGGTTGTCCCCACGCCATCTAGCCGTCAACGTTTAACAGGGGGCTGTTAGACGTTTAACAAGGCACTCATCCACAAGTATTCGCACCATGTGTTAGACGTTTAACAGGGTGTTAGACGTTTAACACCTACGCGTTAGACGTTTTACCACTTACGAAGAGGCATACAAGTTGGCCCACGGCCATGCATACTCTGACGTTACCTTGTGGATGACGCGAATATTGGATTGACGGAAGATTAAATTGGGGTCCATCTTGCCCCGATGCGTCAGCCCCACAAACGCCCGCCGGAACAGCCGCCGCTCGCCGAGCTGGTCGCCCTGCGCCTGCAGCTCCACCCCGACATGATGCAGCGGGACTTCGCCAAGCTCCTGGGCATCACGCGATTGCACATGACCTCGATTGAGAAGGGCCGCCGCAGGCCGTCAATCGAATTGGCCCTGCGCTGGCTGGCGCTGCTCGCGCCGCACGCGCGGCTGGAGATGTTCGGCCCGCTGCCGACGGTCGAGGAGCGCGTGCGCCTGATCAAGCAACTGCAGAAAGTCTCGCCCGAAATCTTCAAAGCAGCCTGAGGCGTGCGATGGCGCGGAAACGAAATATTTTTGCGCCGCGCGAAAGCCTCATCCAGGCGGCCTGTCTGGCCCACTGGCGGGCGCTTGGCGTTCCCGGCTCATTGGTCGCCGCCGTCCCAAATGCGAGAGCTGCCGGGCAAGCAGGCTTAACGAAGGGCCTGTTCGATCTCGTCGTGATGTCGCCCACGCTCGGCGACAGGACAGGCTGGCTAGAGCTTAAGACCGACGACGGCGAGCTGTCGGACGACCAGAACAAGATCAAGCTCATCATGCTCGCGCGCGGCATCCCCTACGCCGTGGCCTATGGCCGCGACGCGCCGATCCGCGTGCTTGAGCAGTGGGGCGCCGTCAGGCCGCAGGCGAGGGCCGCCGCATGAGCCTCTTCGCCGTCGACGACCATGCCGAGGTTCTACCGGGCAAATGGGTCAAGCTCGGATATTCAGAGCTGCTGATTGGAGCCGTTGTCGGCTGTTTGCGCCACATCGAGGCGCTCATCCGTGGCCGCAAGGACCAGGACGGTTTTGAGGGCGATGGATGGGGCGCGCATATCGAAGGCGCGCTCGCCGAGATGGCGGCGGCCAAGGCCGTCAATCGCTATTGGGACGCGCCGGTCAACACCTTCAAGGACGAGGCCAGGGGCGATGTTGGTCCCTACGAGGTTCGACGCCGCTCGCGCCAGGATTGGGATGTCCTCATCCGCCCCCGCGATGCCGACGCCAAGATCCACATCGCCGTGTTTGGCTCTGCTCCCCGGTTTAGGGTCGCTGGTTGGGTGTTCGGGCATGAGGCCAAGCAAGACAAATGGCTGAAGCCTCACGGTGAACGCACCCCGGCGTGGTTCATGCCGCAGTGCGAATTGCGTGGCCTCGAAACACTCCCCCCAGCGGCCGAAATCGAGGAGACGCGCCGACGGGCCCAGCAGGAAGAGATGATGCAGTTCGCGAGGGAGACGCTGAAGTAAGAACCTGGGCGGGGCGTTTGGCCGAACCCCGCCCAGGCCCAGGTTGTGATGAGGGTTTGCTAGCTCCTCAGCCCAGCCTTTAGCAGAAGTTAACAACACTGGAAAGACGCAAGTCTTCTGGGAACGGGAAAGGTTTACGTCCGGTTTTGCCTCCTTGCACGGCGGGTCATTCGAGACGCGCTCATGTTCTTGGCGAAGCCCAATAGAAAAGTGTCACGCATATGGCCGGTGTATTCCGGCTCGCCTAGCAGCGGCGTGGCGACGCGGGTGGGGCTACCAAGCCTATCTGGCACGGACTGCTAGATTTGACAGCCAGACGCCGGTGAACCGCGAGGCCCGGTGCAAAATGCAGGGAGCCTGCTTTTTGCAAATCCTCCCTACCCTGTCCGTGGCCTTTGGGAAAAGGCCGTGGGGGGTAAGGGGGGGTCTGCTTCAGCAGGGAGCTTAGGGTGGCCGTTGGCCACCCTAACCAGAGGCTACTGGTTCAGAATAAAGCACTGGAGGGACTGACGATAATGGCCAAGTCAAAACTCAAGCAGATGGCTGAAGCGGGCAACCCGTGGGCCGTCGAGACGCTGGCGAGGCTGCAGGCGCAAGGTCGGGCGGCTGGGCTGCATGGCGCCGCGATGCAGCGAGGCAAGAGGCTCCCTGCAGAGAGGGCCGCCTATCGGGCCTCCCAGCGGCTTGGCGAGCGCATGGCCCGTGATCCCGACCCTGATGTCGAAGCCGCGAAGGACATCCGCGAATGGACGGACGGACCCAACCCGTCGCCGTGGCGCATCTCCCGGCTGGCTGAGGCGCTCAAGAATGGCTGACGCGCCCGACCCATCAGTGATCGAGCTGCTTCGCCGCGATGCGTTCGAGGAGCTGGGGCGCGTGGCGATGCTCGCCGAGGACTATGCGCTGAAATTGTTCGACGCCGCCGAGCGGGGCGACCTGATGGCAGTCGCCGGGAGGCTCCAGCAGTTCCGGCTTTGCACAATGGCGATGATCCAGATCTTCAACCATTTTTTGAGGACGCAGCCGCATGACCAAGGAATGGCCGGAGCAGTCGGACCATCGCACGCCCATCGTGAGGATCAGCGATCCGGCGATGTCGTGGCATGATGTCGACCTCAACGACCTCCTGGGCTGCTGCCGCCGCGAGCTGGCGCTACGCCAGCGCGTCTATCCGAAGTGGGTAGCCAAGGGTTCGATGACGGAAAAGAAGGCCGAGAAGGAGATCGAACAGATGCGCTCGGTCGTGGACTTCCTCATCCACTGCATCTTCAAGGCGGTCACCCGGCGGGCGAAGGAGCCCGCCTAAGGCCCGCGATGGGGGCCGCCGCTGGTTTTCCAGATATTGCCCTTTTGGAGCGGGCCGTACTTCCACGGCGCGTTGCTCCTCAGGTCGATGTTTCCAACGTCTGGGTTGGGGACGACATCGCCCGTGGCCGGGTCAATGTTCCAGTCGTCGCCCGATGGAGCGCCACCCTGCGCCAGCGGGCCCTTGAGGCGGCCCGACATCGGCTGGGCGTTGGCCGCAGGGACGTTGGGGTTCTGACCGCCGCCACCGAACAGGCCAGCGAGATTGAGCGCGGTGCCCTGCGGGCCGCCACGGGCGCCTCCCAGCATGCCGCCGCCAATGCCGGGGTTGGCGTTGGGCCGATCGATGCCGACGAAGCGCGGGTTCGAGCTGGCGCCCATCGCGGTCGCGCCGCCGGTCGCCAGAGGCCCAGGGACGGGACGCTGCGCCGACACTGGCTGCGCGGCGGGCGAG